ATACCAGCGACGCCGCATCGTCTAAGACGCTTGGCATCGCTGCCAATACGATGACCAACAATGCTTTTGGCTATGTTATTGAGAATGGTCAGTTGTCTAATATTGACACTTCGGCAGCAACTGCTGGATCTGCTGTATGGCTTGGAAGTACCCCAGGTTCATATCAATTTACTGTACCAGCGGAGCCAAATCATCAGGTTTATCTCGGCGTTGTTACTAAGGCAAACGTATCTACTGGCGAGATCCTCGTCAAGGTACAGAATGGTTACGAACTTGACGAACTCCACGACGTGTTCGTGGGCGGCGTCAGCACCGCACTCCCGCTCGTCTACAACAGCACCTCGTCTGGCTGGGTCGCACAGGCCCTCACGTCGGTCGGCATCGCGGACAACGCGGTGGTGGCTGCAAAGATTGCTGCCGGAGCGGTTGGCTCTGCCGCGCTTGCGTCTGGTTCTGTTGTTGCCGCGTCGATTGCTGCTGGCGCTGTGGGATCTGCTGCAATCTCTGCTGGATCAATCAACTCCACACACATCGGCGCTAACGCAGTAGTGTCAGGTGACATTGCTGCCGGTGCCGTAGGTTCCGCTGCGCTGGCATCTGGTGCCGTCGTTTCTGCTGCAATTGCATCTGGTGCTGTCGGTTCTGCTGCGCTGGCAGACAACGCCGTCGTGTCATCAAAGATTGCTGCTGGATCTGTTACTTCTGCAATCATTGCGGACAATGCCGTAGTTGCTGCAAAGATTGCTAACGCCGCAGTTGGAGCAGTTAAAATCAGTTCTGGAACTGCAACGTCAGGGACCCTGCTCACGGCAGACGGATCAGGTGGAGTGTCATTTGCAGCCGCCCCTGCTGGTGGCGGCATGGTTTTAATTTCAACTGTGTCAGCATTTGCATCAGCATCACCGACCGCAAGCCTTGGGTTTACAAATATTCCTCAAACGTATACTAGATTGCATTTAATTGGACAGTTTTATGTTACTAGTGCAGGCGAGTATCAAATTGGCATCAACCCTTCAACGGTAACCAACTCGATTGGCGGAACCACTGGGTTTGCAGGTCAAATATATTATATCTCAAAGACAAGCGACAATGGAGCTACTACTTACGCAACTGGTTTAAATAATATGGAAGGTGTTGGAGGTGGTACGTTTTACTGTACTCTTCCAAGCATGACTAATAGGTGGTCAAACGTGGTTGTTGACATCTACAACCCGCAAACTCTTGGTCCGACAAGCAAACTTGGATTTATTGCGCAACATAATGCTGGAAGGTTTGTTGGTCACAGTTGGGGACACTCTGAAGTAAGCGGTCCAGTAAGAACTCTTTGGGTAAGCGGTTCATTCCACATTGCACGATTTAGTCTTTACGGATCATAAGGAACAAGTATGAATACCATTGCTATTGATTGCCAAACTGGACAAATTGTAGAAAGATTGTTGACTTCAGAAGAAATTGTTCAAATTGAAGTCGAAAAATTAAAAACAGATGCTCAGTTAGCGGAAAACACTGCACGAGAAGCCGCTGCCGCTGCTGCAAAAGAATCAGCCCGCGCTAAGCTCGCCGCCCTCGGTCTCACCGAGGCTGAGGTTGCGGCGCTCGTCAAGTAATGACTGTGGAAGAAGTTGAGCAAGACTGTGGCTGCTAAACTAGTCGTTCGCTCCCAGCTCGATCACGTCGAGAAGGGCGGCATACTAGACGACTGCGGACCCTCTAGCGCTGCATGTGCAGTTTCGTGGGTACTCGGAAAGGATATCAGCGCTGCCGACGGGATCAAAGCCAAAGAAAAGGCCACCGGCCATAAGGACGTACAGGGTGTCAGCGACAATGGGTCAAGCTTATGGGATCTGATAAAAACCTGCAAGGAACTTGGCGCCAACGCCAGATATCCGCGGGACTGGAACGACTGCGTCGAAAGCCTGAAGAAAGGCCACGCGATCATCATCAACGTCCAGGCTGCGAAGAACTACCCACCGCAGGCGATCAGCTCGTGGCACAAGCGCTACATCGGCAGGCACGCGGGGGCGACGTACGGCCACATGGCCGCAGCGGCGTGGTCTGACGGGATCGGGTTCCAGTTCGCGGACCCTACGTTCAGCGGCAAGGGCAAAGAGAAGTTTGCGGTCGTGGTGACCGAAGCTGAGCTCAAGGCAATCGCCTCGAGTAAGGGTGATGCACCGTTTAAGCGGTGCATCATCGTAAAGAAGTAAGGAGATATCATGAGCAAGTCAACAAAGGCACTACTGGCATCTTGGGGGCGATCATTCTTGGCGGCATGCCTCGCCCAGTTCCTGGTTCTCGGGGGCAGCGTATTTGACCTCAATGGTGACGGCGTCAAGTCGATTGTAGCGGCGGGTGTCGCAGCCATTGCGCCAGTCGTTATTCGCTACCTGAACCCAGAAGACAAGGCATTCGGCGCAGGAGCGCGTGAGTAATATCAACTTGGCACCGGTGCTTACCGGTTGCCATGTATGCAGGAGCCCCCTCGCAGATCTGATTAGTCGGAGAATGCGGGAAGGGATGCCAGATACAAAGATCAGCAAGTGGCTGGAGACTGAGGGTCAGTACGTCAGCCGCATTACACTTGGCAAGCACCGCAGGGAGCATCTCACTACCGACTTCGAGCAGGCCAAGGCAGCTGCGATCAAGGTGATGGAAAAGCGCAAGAAGACCATGAAGCCAACATCTGGGACAGATCTTGCGGCGCTTGTTAGGGACTATACATTCTCTGCCGTTGAGAGCGGAGAGCTTGTACCAAGCCTTTCAGAGGGGCTCCGGGCCCAAGAGATCCTGGACCGCCGCCAAGAGAAGGGCGCAGACAGAGATCTTGCAATGACACTAGCATCTATCCTGGGCGGGGCAACAGTGGTCGAGGGAATTGCTACCCCCGTAGAACCAGAGCTTCTCACAGAATGATGACCTGGGTGTATGTCGGTGGAACGTTTGACATGTTCCACCACGGACACGCAGAGTTCCTGAGAAAGTGCAGGGACTATGGCAGGGTTATTGTCTCTTTGAACTCAGACGAGTTTGCAGAGCGCTACAAGAGAAAGCCGATCATGAATATCGCTGAGCGGATGGCTTCAGCACAAGCCTGCCGCTGGGTCGACAAGGTCGTTGTGAATATCGGTGACGAGGACACAGGGAAGACAATCGACTCGCTAACCGGAGTCAAAGTAATCTACATAGCTCACGGAGATGACTGGACCGGCAACTCACTCCTTGGCCAGCTAGGTATAAGCCAGGAATGGCTAGACGAGCGGTCAATCCAAATGCTATACGTTCCATACACTCGGGGAATATCAAGCAGCGATATCATTAGGAGAATCAGTGGCGACGTTCACAGCAATTGTAACTGCTCATGCGGACGAGGCAGCGATGCTGCGTACGATCAACTCGCTTCTGGACCAGACCAGGGCCCCTAATGAAATCATTGTCCTGGCTAGCGATATTAGCCTCTCTGAAGCTGAAAGGGCGTATCCAGCGATCAGGTTCTACCCAGAGCCAAACCTTAACGACTGGGGCCACGACAAGCGGGCCAAGGGGCTTGACCTGGCGACATCTGATTACGCGGGATGGTTCAACCACGACGACTCATACTCAAGCTCGTACATCGAAGAGATGATGGCTGAAGCTGAGTCTAGTCATGACGCAGTATTCTGTGGATGGTCAAAAAACAGCACGCCACAGTTCAGAAGCGGTAGCTCAACATCTGGTAACTACATTGTGAGCACAGAAGTTGGCAGGCGTGCCGGATACACGGATCGTCATTACGAGGCAGACGGTACGTTCATAGACAGAATTGCCTCCATAGCAAAATCAGTGAAGTTTGTGCCAAAGGTACTATACTTCCACAATGAGGTGAGAAATGCCTAAGACAGCAGCGTGGCAGCGCAAAGAGGGACAAAACCCCAAGGGCGGCCTGAATGCCAAAGGAAGGGCATCGTACAAAGCCCAGACTGGCGGTACGCTTAAAGCTCCAGTCAAGAGGGGCGACAATCCACGACGCGCATCATTCCTGGCCCGTATGGGCAGCATGCCAGGGCCTGAGCGCGACGAGAAGGGCCGACCAACCCGACTCCTACTCAGTCTCCAGGCGTGGGGAGCTAGCAGCAAGTCAGACGCGAAGGCAAAGGCACGAGCGATGAGCGAGCGGCTAAAGAATAAGAAGAAGAAGGAATCTTGAGGTCTGTCCAAGGACAAGCCGCTCTCGATTTGGCTCGCGGTCGCGGTGACATCGAGTTCTTTGCTACTCGCTGGCTCGGTATCGAAGGCAACCCAGGACAGGTCCGATGGTGGAAGGCCTGCGCTGACCGAGCAGATGATGGGTTCAGGCCAAAGTACCTCACAACTGTCGTTTCCGCGGGTAATCGTGCCGGCAAAACGCTCGCGATGGCGGTTGTCTGCCTTCATCATGCCCTCTACAAGCTCGGGATTAGACCTCCCACCGGAGGAGATCAGGCGGATGCAATCCGCTGGATCAATGATCCGTACGAGTGGTACCACGTGGGGATTCAGCAAGAGACTGCAGAGCTGGTTCATCGGGAGATAGCAATGATCTTGCAGGGGGCTCACCCTGCACAGAAGGGCCGAGGATGCCCGCTTACAAAGGAGCTCGGCAAGGTTGCCGACTTCGAGAAGAAGTATCGAGGTGAGTACCTGTGGATCAAGTTCAACCCGATAGTGGGCGGGGCCAGCATCCACTTCCGGACGACCCAGGACAAGGCCAAGGCTCTCCTGGGCAAGGACATGCAGGGGATCTCCTTCGACGAGGCAGCTTTCGAGCCGCACTTGGTAACAATCTACCAAGAGGTGCTCAACCTACGACGACTTTCTACGGGGGGCCCTCTGCACTTCATCGGAACCCCAACAGAAGGCTACAACGACTACTCGGATCTGTGGGAGATGGGCAACCCGGACAATCCCAGCAGAGACGACCAGTTTATTTCGTTCCGGTTGTCCACGAGGGACAATATCGGGTACGGACTACGGCAGGAAGATTTCGACGCGGTCGTTAGGCAGCAGGCAGAGTACCTGATACCGCAAAACGTAGATGGATACTTCATCGAGTCACGGAAGGCGTTCTTCTCGTCTCAGGGAGTTGAAGCCTGCTTCGACAGCACATTGGAGGTCGAGGATGCGCCAAAGTCGGCTCACCGTTACGTCCAGGGTTGTGACCCTGGTATTTCGTCCGACGCAACATGGGCGCTCACAATCGACATCACAAAGCGCACATCGATGCAGGGAGTACGTGCTCGGAAGCGCTCGGGCAAGCAAACGATCACTGCGGTCGTCAACATGGTACGCGAAGGGCATTTGCTTTACAGTTCGAGCGCCCAGTGTACTACAGTAGTCGACTCGACCGGTATGGGTGGCAAGCTCTTCCGGGATGAGTTCTCGATCATCAAGCCGCTCAGGGACTTCGACTTCGGCGGAACGAAGTCCAAGAAGCTTGAACTTCTAAACGACCTAAAGACAATAATCGACAAAGGGCAAATCAAGTTCCCCCGAGGGGGAATCTGGGAAGACTTGCGGAGGCAACTTTTGGCTTACAAACTTGAAGATAAGCGCATTGAGCAGGACGCCGTCATGGCGCTTGCTATTGCTGTCCGCTATGCAATAAGGAATCCCGAAAAGGCCGCGGCCAACGTGGCCTTTTCCTATTTTGGAGCTGCTGAATAATGGCTAAGGTAAGAGGCGTACCGCGTACATTCGTTGATGGCAAGGGGGTGCCGGGGCAGTATACTACTGACCCTGCGGTTGCCCCTGCCGCACAGGTCCGAGAAATCGGCAAGTCAATCGACAAGGCCAAGCGCCTGTCTCGTGGGCAGGTTGAGCCTGGCCGAATGCCAAGCGCAGGGATCAACGTCAAGAACATCGCTTCGGTAGCCAAGGTACGAGGTGAATCGAGGACAGCAGCTCCGTCCTCTGTGCCCAATGCCGGGCTGTCTGGAAGCGGCTCTGTCGCAACCTCTCCGACTAAAACCAACTCATCTGCTGGCGGGCGTGGTAATCCTATTGCCAAGAACTATACCCCGCTTCAGATCGACAAACTGACGGAAACCCAGGCAAACTCAGTCATGATGCTCAAGAAGTCCCTTGAGATGCAGGACGTCAACCCTGACGAGCATGAAGAGTTTAAGCTGTATGGGGAGATTCTTACACGAAAGCAGCAGCTGGAGCCAGAGCAGAACAGACTTCGCAGCATCTTCCGTCGCTTCGACAGGATGTATCATCCCGACACTATCACGCTGGGCGGGGCCGACCACTGGGCCGAAGACCCGAGCGCTCGCCTCGCCGGCCGCGCCCACGTATCGGTAAACGTCCACGCCGCATACGTCAACATCCCGTCGTCGCTGCAGGCAGTGACCCCGGTCATCCACTACGTACCCGAGGCGGCAGACGAAGAGTCGAGGTCTAATGCTGCAAATAGAGAGAGACTATTCTTTGCCTGGTGGAACGAGCAGAACATGGACCTCAAGCTAGAGACCGCTGCACTGACCAAGAGCCTATACGGATACACCGCGGCCAAGGTATACTGGGACGCAAACCTACGCATGCCAACGGTCAGTATCATCGAGCAGCCAGAGAATCTCTACATGGGGTTCGGAAACTCCGATTACACTCGTCTAGACTGGGCTCTGTACTGCTACGGCCTGTCACCTCAGGCAGTAAAGGAAGATTTTGGCATCGACATTATCCCAGTAAAGCAGGGCGAGAAGTGGTACGGATACTCAACGTCCGGCACCCACGATGACCCGCTTGGAACTGTTTACCAGAATCAGTTTGAACGCAACCCGCTTCGGCGCGAGACTGTTTACGAGCAACTCCAGGTTGAAGTCTACGACTACTGGTATAAGGTGCCGACGTCGGCCGGCAAGCCGCCGATGGTGTGGAACGCAATCTACGTTGGAAACACTTTGGTGAAGCACACACGCCACCCAGAATATGCCGGCAACATCCCGTACGTCATGGTGCAGAACGGCAAGGTGCCAGGAAGTCCATACGGCAAGCCGGAGCTCTATGACGTCGAGCAGCTTCTTCGCGAGAAGGACGAGCGGATCACAAACCAGGCCCAGATGATTCAGTCTGTGGTCGGCGGGCAGATGTGGCAGCTCATCGGTGCTGAGGCCCCAGACGAGGTGCCGCCGAACGCGTTGCCTAAGCCAAACAAGGTTGCAGCGCCCGGGCCAGGAAATGAGCTCCGTGCCCTTCAGCCGTTTATACCACAGTTCCAGATTGAGGACTACAATAAGCGAATCGACCGCGAAATTGCGGTTGTTACTGGACTCAATGACCTGCTTTTGGGCCTAGCGCCAACAAGCGTTCTTGGCTCGTCTAAGGCCATTGCTTCGTTGATTGCTAACTACGAGTCTCGCCTTGCTCCAAAGAGGAAGCTCTTCTACCAGTGGATCAAGGACGTTTGGGTGCTATGCGGACGGGTATGGTCCTCAAAAGATAAATCTATGGCAGCGATATTTGACGAGCAATACAGAATAGATGTTATTCCGCCTGAGCTTACCCCGCGTGACACGCTTGAGCTTGCTCAGACTGCAATCAATCTTGTACAGAACCGCATCTGGAGCGCAGAGCGCGCAATGGATCGAGTTGGCGTTGAGGACCCTGAGGGCGAGCTTGACATCATTCGGGACGAGCAGACTGACGCAACCGTCAACCCTGCAGCTGTCTTGACAATGGCAAACTTGCTCCAGACGTTCCAGGCGCTGCAGGCACAGGGCGTGCAAATGCAGCAGCTACAGGGACAGCAACAGCAAGCTGAACAACAGCTCCAGGCGCAACAGCAATCGCTGAACGCATCGAGGACACTTAACCCGCCGCTGACCGCGGCGCCCGGAATGACCAGCTTTGAGAACGCAGCGAACCCTCCACAGGAATCCCTGCCGGAGAACGCGCAAGCAGGAGCTCAGCTCCCGCTTGATCTCGAAGCCCCTGAAGAGAATGGGAGTGAGCAATAATGGCAATCAGGACTAAACGACGTGCTCGGTTCCGCCGGGCGACATCCGGAACTCAGAACCTAACACTGCTCATCTATAACATTCTTAAGGAGCAGCAAGCTGCGCAAAAGAGCGCACTGCTATCTGCGTTCGATGCCAACATGGCCAGCGCGTCATACGATTCAACCTATGGAGGTCAGCCAGTAGACCGAGCCGCGGTAGAGGCCTGGTACGCCCAGGCGATTGCGGCATATCCAGAAGGGACAACCGAGCGTGACCGTTTGGCCGCAGAACTTGCAGAGTTCCGCACTCGGGCGATTGACAAAGAGATGGAGATTTACGGCCGAGCCTACCAAGACGGAACGTATGCGTTTGGAGAGAAGGTAACGTTTGAATCCTATATGTCATTCCTTCGAGATGCAAGGAACGGCACGGATGACCCAGAGCTTAAGCAAAAGTACCTAACGGAAGAGTTCATTGTAAATTTCAATGACATAAACGACGACATGCTTGCAAAGGGCGCAAGTTCGTCTTCTATGCTTGCATTTTATCGGAGACAGCTTAAGATTGCCCAGGAGCAGGGAGTTGGAAACGAAAACATCCGAAAGATCGAGCGATACATAACCCAGGCCGCCAAGCAGGCTGCTGCCGACGGCAAGAGAGAGGCCCAGGAGAAGGCAGGAAAGATTCTTGCCAAGAGGACCGGAGAGGTCGCCAACGCAATCTCTAGCGCGATAGACGCAGCAGCAAATGCTGGAGAAATTAGCGGTCAGGCCGCGTACGAACTTAAGGCACTGACTCCAATGCAGTTGGTCAATTCATTCCTAAAGATGGACCCTGCTACTAAGGCGTCAATACTGCGATCAGGCACTAACGCCGGAGTTTTACTCAACGGTGAGAATATCAGCGGGCAGGGCATCTTTGACTACGTCAACAACACTAGGGACGAGCTCAAGGCATACGCAAACGCAGACTGGGTTGACATTGATACAAGGACCTACCTGCGTGGGATACTGTCAGAGTTTGACCGAACAATACTCGCAGGAAGCGGGCTGTTGACGGCAACGGAGTCCGCCGCTGACAGCGGGGATACTGCCCGATTCAACAGTGCTAAGGGACTGGGAAATCCACTTGTTAACGTCGAATCGTTCAAGCTTCACGCCCAGAATCTTAGCAATCCGTCACTGTCAGATGCTGTCGGCGCAGGATCTGTTGCGCTTCTAAATGGCCTTGTGCCTAATCCGGAGCAATTTAACGGAAAGAAGAACCTTTCTGAGCTTACTCCAATAGAAGCAGAAGAGCTTGCAAGCACATTTGGCGGAGAACTATTTATCGACGGGAACCGCCAGGGCGTCATCCGAGAGATCATTGCGTCCTACACTGGAGTCGCAAAGCTACAGTCTGGGGGATCGTATCTCGAGCTCACAATCGACCCAAACAGTGGTCAGCCTGTTGTCCAGGTAACGGACGAAATCAAGCCTGGACGAAAAATATATCTATATTCAACCAAACTAGACGGTGGCGCTGGCAGGGTCACGTCTGCGGTTCAACAGGTACCATCTCGACTCGTTGACGGAAACAAGAATCCCGTTGGGGAGGTCGTTCTTGAGATTGGAAACGACGGTAGCGTAAATAGATCTGTAATTACTCCAGACGGATATAAGATTGATTTTGATGATTACGAGTTGTTCCTGGACTCGCAGGGGATTAATCCCCAGCAGGATGCCAACGGAGACTTTGTATTTGCCAACACATCTGGAGTATATAACGGCGAGGCCATGAAGCTAGACCCAAGATTCAGCAATCTGGTTCCACAAACAAAGTGGAACGGGGTTCTTCTCGGTTCTGACTCGGCCGCAGCCGAAGAGGATATTCGGAATAGAATTACAGATCTTGCATACACAACACCAGGTGGCCCAGCGGCAATAAGCTTTGAAATTGATGAGCAGGGCAACAGCGTTGCACGAGTAAATGATCCGGCACTTGTTGCCGCCCGACTCGGACTTACTGAGTCTGACCTGAACCAGATCATGAAGGCAGCACCTAAGGGAGACGCTGAGTCGTTCGGTAGCAAGATTGTAAAAGAAGCCGGCGTCAAGTTCTTCCGCTCGCAAGAGGGAAACGAAAACAGGGCGTCCATGAACCAGCCGATTGACCAAGCTGAAATTGACCGCCTTCGCGCCCGTGGTCAAATGGCCGTGGCACAGTACGAGGAAAGAAAGGCAAAAGCAGAGCAGGATCGTTTCTTGACTCCGCTCAGGGCTCTTTCAACAGTAATACCTGCTGGGCCACAGATACTAGATCTGACTCAATCAGCGTACAACTTTGTCACGCAAACACCAGCCGAACAGAAGGCGTTTAAGTCTGCGGTATCTCTTGGTGCATTCTCTGGGCCAAAGTATGCTCAGTCGGCAACGACAGGGTCGACTCCTTCAGACCCGTCAGAGTATTTCTTTAGGTACACACAGATGTCTCCAGCGGCTACGCCACCATCCACAGGAACCGGGCTTTCGACATATATGAGCACATTGGCTGCACCGCCAAAGGTTGCTACGACAAGCCCTCGTCCTACGTTTACCCCTGCTGAAGTCCAGCTGTCTTTTAATCAGTACCGGTCAGACGAGAGGGCTCCTCTTAACATCTCGACTAGCACTTCGACTGTGAGGAAGTAATGGGATACCTAGGATCTTCAGGTGGTTCCGGCGGATACACACCTCGTCCATCTGTCAGCATACCAAGGGCAAAGGCGCCTGAGCCGGAGAGGATCGAGGCTAATCTAGACCCGTCAACTCCAGCTGACACAATCTTTGGAGGGATAGGCAGTCTGTTCACTGGGGTTGTTGGCGCCGGCATAGGAGTCGCCAACGCCCTGTCAAAGGTTCCAGTAGTAGGAGACGTCGGCAAGGCAGTGGCCGGTGGCCTCGGCGCTTTTGGAGAGGTTGGCATCAAGGGGATTGCCCAGGTCAAGGATGTTGCAAAGGTAGGTCTAGATCTAATCAGCCTGCCTGGAAAAGCAGTCCAGACCGGAGGTGCAGCCCTGCGAGTTTCTGGGGTTTTTGGAGAGCAGCCACGCGACGTACAGGCAATGCTAAAAAACGGAAAGTCTTTTACTGATGTCGTTGGCAGCCTGGTACAGCAGAATCGCGGCTTTAGCGACGATCAAATGACAAACCTTGGCTGGTCCCTTGTGACTGACCCGCTAAACTATGTAAATATCTTTGGGCCTGTTGCAAAAGCTGGGTCTGCCGCGAGGTTGGCCAATGTTGAACGACAAGCGCTATCAAAGGCTGACGACATTCTGGCGGCAACAAAGCGCGGCGTTCAGGTTGCGCCAGAGTATGCGTCTATGGTCGGCAAGCGTCCAGGAGACATCCGCGCAGAGATGTTGAAGCGCTTCATGAACGAAGATGAGGTTGCGTTCCTTAACCGATGGCGTGTCGCTGGTAGCCTTTATGACGCGACCCTCGGCAAAGCTGGAAAGGGGCTTTCAGCACTTGTTGACGCGGCCCGCGGGCCAGTCCTTGCTGCCGTCGCAAGGTCGTTTAAGCAGTCGCCGAAGCAGATCCTTGAAGGACTTGAGAGCGCCAACCAGGCCGATCTTGCGGCTGCGTATGGGGCATCATTCGGTCGCGGCCTTGTACAGGCAACGGTATTTTCTGTTTCCAGAATATTCTCTAGGGGCGAGACAAATCTTGGTCGCCTACGTGCAAATGCCGTTATACAGCGGGTGACTGCTGGGCGAGAGAACAACATCGCAGAATCCATTATTGCCAAGGAGCTTACGGAGGCTGGTTTGGTTTCCGGCGAGCAGGCCGGAATAGACATTGTTCGACGAGTTTCGGCAATGGACGACGCTGCCAGAAGGCGCTATGTCCGCGAAGTGGCAGATGAGTACTCTGCATCCGCAGTCAAGACTGCAGGGGCGGCTGCCGGCGGAGACTACAAAAAGCTGATGGAAATCGGCGGAATTCGAATTCAGGACACACTTGACGAAACCACTGCCTTCCTGTCAGAGGGATCGCGCAGATACGCCACGCTTCCGACCGAGGTACAGCTGTCCATATTCCTAGAGAAGTCAAGGGCGGCTATGAGCCCGTACGGACGAGACGCTGTCCGGAGAATGCTCGGCGGAGAAGTGGTAAGTTCTGGCAAGAACGTAGACGGCATCTTGCGCGATATCTTCATGAAGGCGAGCCCGGAAGACCAGGCCAGGATGGTTCATATTGCTGAAATTGCAGCATATGGAGCGCAGGCCACAAGCACGGCTACAATACGGAATGCCTTGAAGGCAGCAGCAATCTCCGACAAGGCAAAGCTCGAGGAGATTATTGGTAAGCCAATCACTGTCGAGGCGTTCAATAAGCTTAAAGAGCTTCTTGGGACCGACGCCGGCAAAAAGCTTCTTCGCCTTAACCTTGTCCGCGCCAACACCCTCACGGAGGACAGGATTACAGCCCTGCTTAATCTTGCTGACGGCATACGAAATGGCGAGAAGTTTAAGCGTGCGCTCCTGGCAGCATTCCCAGATGACATGCGAGACGACATAGCAAAGGTGACCACGCTTGACGAGCTGGCCCAGGTTGTGATTAAGTTCTTCCCAGATATAAGCGTTACCATGGGCAAGGCAGCCCAGGGGGAATGGTCGTCAATAGGTGCGGCACTTGATGACATCCTCGAGAGTGGCAACTTCGTTAGGACGGCGTCCCCAGAGGAGCTGGCCTCGCTAAAGTCTGCCCTGGACACGCTTTCCCCAGGCGCAGGATCTGCAGCAATTAAGTCGATTGAGGCTGGGAAGTACTCGTTTGGGTTTTCTCCAGAGGGCGGAGTAGTACGACGCGCTGTTGCAAGAGGAACTGACGACGGGTTTGAGGTTGTAAACGAGCCTATTAGCCCATTTGTGGACAACATCGACGACTTTGTCGAGGGTATCGACGAGTCGGCAGACGCGTTCAGACTGTCGGGCCTACGACGGCTGTCGAATCGATGGCTTCGCCCAATCACGTCCGGACAAGTTCAGCAACAGCAAATAGACAATACCATAAAGCTGGTGCTTGACGGCGGCGGATCCATATTGCAGGCAAAAAAGCTGTTTGCCGCGATTAACGAGACCGCACTGCGACGGCAGATCTCTCCACGAGCGCTAGTATCCGATGAAAACGCGCTTCGTCAAATTCTTCAAGACTCGCTTGGGTCCAAGTTTGACGACGTAGTAGCAAAGGCCGATCCACGCTTTAAGCGACCTAGCGTTGTTCTGATGAAGATGTTTGCGGGAAGCTCTGACGTTGTCGGTTCAGCGCAGGCTTTCACTGGGATGCTTAAGACCAGGATACCAAAGCTCGCTGTGCTAACAGATAACTGGTACCCGCAAATCAAGTTTAAACTCAATCCGCTATTCTACATACAGGAGGCAATTGAGTCACCGTTCTTTAATTACTTGCGCGGTATTCAGCGCCAAATCAACGGCGGTGAGTACGTTGTAACGCACGGATGGGCAAAGTATCTTCCATTTGCGAAGACATCGCTCGGCGGCCGGCTTGGTCTCTCCAGGGCTATCGGGCCCGAGATAAAGCCGGAGCTGGCAGCTCTGAGTCTTGGGGCAGGAGACTCTGCTCTTCGTGCTGACCTAGACATTGCCGAGGCAGTTATTTTCCTGCAAGGCAAAGAGGCCGGCACGATACTTGCAACTGAGTATGGACGAACAATGGCCGGGGCACTTAGAGAGTCCCTTAACCGTGGGTCTAACAACTTCATCAGGACAATCATGAACCCGTACCCGATGAAGAATATGAAGAAACTTGAAATGACATTTGCTATCGCCGCAGAAGAGTTTGGCAACAGGCTCAGGTACTCGATGCCAGAGCAGTGGGTAGCAATGACAAAAACGTATCAGACGTCCAACCCAAAGATGGTCATGGCGTATTTCCTCCAAGACGTTACGCGTGGGTGGGTAAACCCCACGAAGGTCGTCGATGCGTCTAGGCCGGTTGGATTTGCATTCGCTGGCAAAGGATCTATCGAGGCTGCCAAAAAGCTGGACACAGAGATCGCCAGGATATCGGCAATGCCACGTGGCACTGTTCAGGAGCTCTCAGCAGTTCGCGTCGCCCTCATGAATGTTCGCGGTGGACTTCTTGCAGATTCTGCAGCAGTTGGAAATGAGGTGACTGCGGTAGAGAAGGCGCTCACGAAACTCGTCAATGCAGACGAAACAGCGGATATCGACAAGCTTGTGGAGTCCCTGACGGGGGCGTCTACGGCCGCATCCAGGGTTGCCGAAGAGGCCGTCAACGACTTCAACCTGCTTGACGGAGCCCTGCAAAAGATTATTGCAGGCGGCAAGAGCGAGCGCATTGCAGCGCTTGGCGGCTTCCCCCGAGAGAAGATTGCAGCCTCTCTAGCACGGCACCGATCATACGGGACCGATTTCCCTGGCATGGAGGCCGTTATGGGCAAGTTGCGCTCTGGTAAAGAGCTTGACACACTTGACGTTCGTGCGCTAGAATTGGGCCTAAATACCCTTTTGGATGCGCATGGCCCAGAAGAGATGCTGCTCCAGGCCTTCCGTCAATCTCTAAAAGACGCAAATGATGCGGCCAACAGAATCCACTTCTACAACCCAAACCGAAGCGCATTCGAGCGCTCGCTAAACCACCCGTACTTGGCATTCTATCCGTTGTCGTATATGGTGGGGAAAGTTGTACCAGAGTTCTCCAGGGCACTATTCTTCAAATTCCCATTCACTAACGTTACCCGGCCGTTTGCTGGGTACGAGATTGTTCACGAGGTTTCAGACTTTATTGCGATGAAGATCGAGGAGGATCCGAAGTTTGCGGATGTTCTCCTCAAGTCTGACTTCCTCTTTATTCTTAAACAGCTATTCCCTGGAGTCCCAGGTGATATCTCTGTCTCGGCCCCGCGATGGGCGAATCGATACTACGCCCAGCTGCAGCGCTCACAGCGCCCAGCCCAGGGCGGCCGTGAGCCGGCTTCTGCCGACCTAGGGTATGCAATTCGCGGTATCGCTGAGCAGGCAAAGGATCAAGGGCTCTTTGGAAATATTGAGCTGTTCGGCGGAGCCGTGAGCGAAGCATGGGACTTCCTTGGCGGCGCTGTCGACTTTAATGAATCTGGCAAGTAGCCAGAGATAGGAGAAAACGCATGACGGACGAAGTCGTGACACCAGTCGTCACAGAGTCGGTCAACCTTGACGTGCAGGACAATTCGCCTGTGGCCGAGGAACCCACTCAGGGCGCTGAGGACGTTACCACTTGGAAGAAGCGTCTTGCTGGTAAGGACCAGGCGCTGACGGCTACCAAGAAGGAACTTGACGATGCCAAGCGCCAACTGGAGGAGCTTGCCAAGTTCAAGGCACAGATTGAGGAGCAGAGCCTCTCGGAATACGAGAAGGCCCAGCTTCGAATCAAGTCCTTGGAGGAGGAGATCAACTCCAGCAGGGAACAGGCAAAGAGGGACAGGCTCGCAAGAGAGTATCCTCTCTACAATCAACTTTTGCAGGACACTGCCGGACTCGACGAGGACTCAAGGGCTGCCGCCTTTGAGAAATTCATTGCCGATGCGCGTGCTGCGAGTGAGGCGGAGACGACATCTCTGGTTGACCCTAATAACCCACGAAGATCTGAACCCAAAGTTAATACCAAGCGTGATTCGAAGGCAATTGCCGACGAGATGATCAAGCTTGGCAATCCATTCTTTGAGTAAAGATTGAGGTAAGTTAAAGTGGCTACAACTAGTACCGCTACTACGAACTTCTCTGATCTCGTAACGCAACTTGTTGCGGCGCGAGCTGAAGAGGAGTTGCGTGCACGAGCTGTGCACGCGATGCCGGGACTTTATGTCCCAGCGCGCTTTGTGAAGGGCACAAACACCCTTCGCTACGCACGATATGCAGACCTTGGCGTCAATACAACGGCGCTTTCGGAAGGTGCTGCACCAACTGATCAGGCCTTGACGATCTCTAGCGAGTTCTTCACGGCTACGCAGTACGGCGCGACCGTCGCGGTGACGGATCTCGCTCAGATCGACAATCCGCATGACCTCATCGGCATCGCCGCTGAACGAATTGCGTATCAGGCGACCCGATCTATGGACGTTCTCGTTCGCGATAACATCCACTCGACGGCTGCTACTTCCGCCATTTTCGGAGCAACTGGAGCAACAACGCTTACTGCAAACACTGCAAACAGCGCCGTTGCTACAGCTGGCGTCCTTACTGGCGCATTCGTTAAGCAAATGGTTGCTCGCCTTAAGGGCGCAAACGTTCCTCAGTTTGCTGACGGAACGTATCGCTGCATCATTCATCCGGCGCAGGAGTATGACCTTGTGTCAGACACCAGCGTAAGCGGCTGGATCGAGGCGAACAAGTACGTCAACAACACGCCGCTTCTCACAAATGAGATCGGTCAGTTTGCTGGCGTGCGCTTCATTGTGTCTTCGGATGCTAAGGTTTATGCAACTGCTGGTGCTTCAAGTGGGAACGTATACAATGCGCTCTTCCTTGGCCCAGATGCGTACACCATTGGTGATTCGCAGACGCTGCAGAGCTACTTCGTGGCACCAGGTGGTGACCACACCGACCCGCTCGCCCAGAAGGCGCTGGTCGGCTACAAGATGCGCTTCGGCTCCCTCCTCCTCGACGAGGCAGGCGCTCGCTATCGCATCCTGAAGACTCAGGCTACAGTCGCTGTCTAATCGCAGCATAGTTAGCTGAGTGGGGCCCCGACGGTTGTACCGCAAGTCTACCGTTGGGGCCCCCCACACCCAGCCATAGGAGGATATCTTATATGGCTGATACTGTCAAGGTTCTAATCTGGGGGACTGCCGAGCAGGGCCCTTGCGCATATTTCCGTGGCCACATGTTCGACGAGGAGCTCAAAAGGCTTGGAATCGAGATGAGGCATATCGACAGGGTCGAGTTCGTCTCGCACCCACTTGCTGCCGGGATGAGTCAAGACGAGGCTATGATGAAGGGCCTCCTCAAGATCGACACAAAAGATATCGATTGGGCTGACGTAATCATGTTCCGTCGATATTACAACTGCTCTGCTAAGTGTAGCACTTGCGGAATAGCAAGCAAAGATGCCGAAACTATAAAGTCTCATCCGCATAAGATGGATCTTCGGGACGGCATCACAGAGATGACATGGCCAGCCTTTGAGAGTAGGTCTCACAACAAAGGCATTCTCTACGAAACAGACGACAACCATTTCTTCATCAAGCCGTGGAATGGCTATTTCCCAGATGTTATCCAGGAGTGGCCGCTGATTGAGAGAATGGCTAAGCGTGCCGATGTTATAACCACGAGCACCAAGCCGATAGCAGATTATTATAGTAAATTCAACGATAACATTAGGATAATAAGAAATGCAATTGATCCGTCGATTTATACTACTGACCGTGGCCGTCCTGAGCACGGTGGCAATCTTCCGCGTGTGGTCTACTATGGAAGCACGGTGCGAATGCGGGACTACGGCGGAGAATACGACCACGCGCAAAAAAGGAATGTAGGCGGGTACTGCGGAAAGGCCATTGAGGACCTTCGCAGTCCGGTCAAGAAACTATGGAATGTGTTTATTGGAGTAAATCCTGGAACCGAGCACGTGATTGCTCCGTTTTTTGACGAAGCGTTCCACTACGTGGAAAACATCAGGGGGTTTGCCCAGACTCTGGCGTCGAGCTATCCGGACATCGGGATTGCGCCGCTTGTTGGTGATGACTTTGACCGAAATAAGTCCGAGCTCCATTGGCTAGAGTACACAATGGTGGGCGCTGCATTCGTGGGGCAGAAGTTCAAGTATGGCGAGTCTCCATACAGCATGGTTAGACACGGCGTGGATGGCATGCTGGCAGCTACTAGATCTGAATGGTATAACGCAATGAAGTCGCTGGTAGAGAGTAAGGACCTTCGGGAACAGCTTGCCGGCGCAGCCAAGGAGCGCATTTTGAAGGAGTACAACTACAAGGAAAGGGCCCAGGAGTGGGCCGAGGTGTTCCGCTGGGCCGCTGAGCACCCGAACTATGGCCTGCGAAAGAGGGAAGATTGATGGCGACGTTCCAAAATCTTATAGACGACATCCAGACGGATCTACGCGACCAGAACGCACTGACATGGTCAGAGGCGGAGATCAAGTCGCTAATCAACCTTGGGATTCAGCACGTCGAGGGCGTGTACCCAAAGGAGATTGTCAAGGAGTACAGTTACACTGCTCCTTCGATCTCGAATGGACTGAAGACGGTCGATATATCGACTACAACCAACACTGCCGGTGGGGACAAGTTTCTAACAATATTCCGAATCGACGTCTTCGGAAGCTCGTCAGGAAACCGCACTGGGTACCTAGAAAGCATCGTAACCTCAACTGGTGACGGGGCTAACTCCGGCTGGGAGCTTCACGGCGGGATCCTGTACTTTCCCCCAGGATATACCATTGTTTCACCAGCTGTACTACGGGTGTACGGATACGGAACATACAATATATGCGCGTCGGGCGTTTCTGCGTCTGCCGTAACGGTAGACCTTGACACCGCTGCAGAGAACGCTGTTAAGGTATTTGTCCAGTCGGAGGCCCTATACCGACTTGTCGGCGACCGCGCCTCATTCCAGCAGTGGCAGGTTTCATCTGGCGCAACTGATGTGACACCAATAGGCATGAATCAGCTGGCCTTCAGTGCAAGGCAGCGATGGAAGGATGAGCTCCGAAGAATTCGACGCATGCGCCGGGTGAGCTAAATGGACTTCAATCAGCCAATCAGCCTGCAGACTGCGTCTGCAACGTTCCTCGAGATTAATACGATTACTTCAGCGGCTGGCCCTGCCACGCCGCTATCCGGCTATGCGGTCGATGGGGCCACACTTGGGGCGGCCAATGTTCGTGGCTACACAGTAGACGAAGCGCAAAGGGACGGGATCAAAGGTGCAGAGGCCTTCCTTGGGGCTCGAAACGTTACCCTGATTGTGTCCGCGTATGGCAGCACCATAGGTAACTTCTGGGACAAGGTTGACACCTTAAGCGGATCAATGGACCCGTACCCGAACGCGTTTGTGTCCGACGACGGGTTCCGCCAGCTGCGATTCTATTCCCCCACCGGAGCGACTACAAAGCAAGTATACATGCTCGTGCGGCCGTTGGCGATACCTGGCATTGGGGTCACAAAGAATCAGTCGATCGGAGCATCCGCAAAGGGATTTGCAACTAACACCCAGCTAGCGTTCTTGGCAAAAGACCCCCGAAAGATTTCAGTTGCCGAGTCAACGGTATCGATCTCGGTTGGCACCACGACTGTGGCGTACACTGGAAATTACAAGTATTACCCAACGGTAATTGTTACAGCGTCTGGGACTAGCGCATCTTATACCCTTGGCGGCAAGACAGTATCGCTCATTGGGCTGTCATCCGGAACAAGCTACTACATCGATCATGCCAAAGCTACGCTCAGGATAGGATCTGCAACTGGCACTATTTCCCAGGGCAAGTTCAATGAGACACTGACCACGGGCTTTGGCGCCATATCCTCTGGCGGTAGCCTTGTGTTAAGCGGTAGCGCATCTGGAGGGTCAATGATATATAGAGAGGCCTGGCTATGAGCCTAGCAACAGGCAAGTTTAGGATTATCCTATACAGCCTCGACACCTCGACTGGGTGGCGGGGCTCTGTTGCGTCTGCCATTTATGACCCGATAGAGGTCGGCGTATCGGAGCGTGCGAATGAAGTTGGGGAGGCCTATTGGGTCCTTCCGAACAACCACCCCTTGATAGCTGACTGCATCCCGCTCACCAGACACTACGAGATCCACCGATACGACGTAGATGCGGCTGCCTACAAGTGGGTTGGCGCTGGAATACTGGATGATGCCGAGGTTGGGGAGAACGAAACGACGTTCCGCGGCATAGACTACATGGCCGTATTCAACCAGTACTACACTCCAACGGTTGCGTTGACGTTTACCTCTACTAGCTTTATATCTCCTGATATCTCCCCGTCAACTGCTACCGCAGACTTCCTAAACACAATATTTGGCTTCTCTGACGGCGCTACGCTTAGCGGAACGGATGGTGATGATGACCCATCTGGTGAGACTGCATCAGGATCTCAGGTATGGTTCTCCAACAAGGCCAACCTTAGGATCGAGCAAATTGACGTGACATCGAAGGTAAACGACACGCTCAGCATAAATGGATCTACTGTGACAACTCCAAGTTCCACGATTATATGGAATGCGGTCTGGGGAGGGACAATCACAGCCAATTTTGAATCGACTAAAACTTGGCGATTTAGGCTCGACGTGAGCCCCCCTGCGCCAGAGTCCCCGAGCGTTCCGGCTGTTACTGGCGGGGTTTACGAAGCTACTTTTACTGGAGACAGCACATTTGCAATTAATGATTGCTCGGTAACGCTGTACCCATACGAAACAAAAGCGGCAATGAGAGCGATAATGATATCTAACGGAAGTACCACGTCAGCTGCTGACTCGGCCCTAGAGACCAACAAGGGTAAGTTTGCCTTGCGCAAAGGGGTTACATATAGTGCCCACATTCACGGGGCAATTTACCGAACCAATTCAGGCAAAGGCTACGCACACTGGATACGAACAAAAAATCCGGGGAAAACAGAGAAGTTTACATTGGGAACCGGTTACGAAACCTTTACTGAAATATTTGACCGTGTGTTCAACGCCGCCAAAACAACCTTCCCGCTAAGCCGCATACGGTATGCGTCAAGGTCAGTGTCTGGATCACCGTACACAACGTTGCTAACCTTTAGCGCTGGAGAGCCTCCAGTAACATACCTAGCAAACACTGCAAGGCTTGAGATGGCGTCGAGGACCGACGGCGCCAAAACCATCTTTGGGATCTCTCACCCGTCATCAACCGGAAGCTACGACGGAAACTTTAGGGTTAGGTATAACGTGTCATCATCAAACATTGACACAATCAGGCTTTCTTATCCAGAAACAATACGCGCCTACTCATACAGCCCTGGCACATCTAGTGTCAAAACACATATCCGCGTCATCCCGTCTACCCCGTTCCTGGCAGGCACCTCTAGCGGCGGCGCAGTGGGAATCTCTATCGACGGGGCCACGGCCTCCACTGGAGAGGCCGCGACTTTCGGAGAGATCCCGCTCCTGGAAACCAGGGCGGGTCTCGTTGACGACATTGCGGCAGACCTAGAGGCGCTCAGGTTGGCCGACTCGTCAAAATCCGAAAACACGAAGACGGTCAACATCGTGGTAAAAGAGGAGGTCCTAAAGCCATGGGATGGTTTCGACCTTGGGGATGCCGTGTCAGTTCACGTTGTTCATGGCAACGTCAACTTGCCCAATGAGTCGCTAAACATCGCTGGCATGGACTGGGTAGGATTTGCCGACGGCCACGAGGAGCTCACTCTTGAGCTCATAAATGGCACCAATTTCTAATGTCATACGCTCAATTTCAGGCCCTCATGGCCGCAATCAACGATGTCCGGTCCGAGCTCACGGAGCGCCTGGACCGTATTGAGCTGCGTCTCAGGGAGGTCGAGGATTACCAGACCAAAGCAGAAGCATTGGAGGAGGCTGGACAAGAGCGTAACATTGCTTTACGATGGCGTGTGGGGATCGCTATTAGCGCCCTAGGGGCCGTCATGTCCCTCATAGTCCAGGTAATCAAACTGGGGGGAAACTAATGTCTCAGGAAATACGCATGATCAAATCGCTGAGGGACCAAGGGATGTCCTTTGCAAAGATCGGTGAGCTCATGGGGCTTACCAAAGACCAGGCCCAGAAGAAGTTTAAGAGCTATGGGTCAGGACTTGACGACTACACAGAAGAACTGTACAATAGTACAGAAGGACTGGACAAAAAGAATAATCGTAAAACGAATAAGAAGTTAAACAGAACTGTTAATAGTTCAGGAGCTCTGTATACACCAGGCGGAGATGACTACATTGGAGTCAACGTCGGGTTCTTTGATATTGAGAGCACCTACTCCAGCTGGCGCCGCATGCTATGCGGCTCGATTGCCGACCAATTTGGCAACGTCGAGACGTATACTCTTGACACGCACCCAGGGAAGAACTGGCTGGACGATTCCAAGTTGGTCGAAGCCTACGCCCGGCGCCTAGAGGAGTTCGACGTTCTCTACTCCTGGAACGGAAAGTTGTTCGACATCCCGGTCATCAACTCTCGCCTGCTGAAGAATGATCTGAAGCCATGCGAGCCGCAGATGCACGTGGACTTGATGTACAAGGCTACGGGTTCCGCCCTGGCAATCGGACGAAAGTCGCTTGAGAACGTGTCGAAGTATTTCGAGGTCAACAACTCTAAGACCCCGCTTGACGTGCGTATCTGGGAGAAGGCTGACCACGGCGACAAGGAAGCATACGAATTGATCATCGAACACTGCGAAGCAGACGTATTGGTCCTAAGGGACGTGTTCGGAAAGCTGAAGAAGCTCGTCCACGTAATGCACCGATGAGGGTGGGCGTGGTCGGCAGCGGCCAGGTCGCCCAACACATCGTTGCCGAAGCAAAGGAATCTGGTATCGACGTCGTCCTCATCGGACGCGTCAATGGGGCAACTGTATCTAAGCGTGCGTTCGATCCCAATCGGACCTGGGAAGATGAGACAGATCTTCTTCTTGCGGTATCAGATTGCGACGTGGTGATTAACACTGCCGCGTTCCGCGATCTAAACGCGTGCGAAAAAAACCCAGTGGTTGCACGACAAGTTAATATTGACCTGCCACGGCTCCTATCCCAGAAGGGGCCTCGGCAGGTCTTTTTGTCGACAGATTATGTCTTCCGCGGCCTGCATGATAGTAAGCGGAAAGAGAGCGATCCAACAGACGCCGTATGTGTTTACGGAGCCACAAAGGCAGCGGGTGAGCGGGAGGTCCTAGCATTGGGCGGGGCGGTCGTAAGGATCGCCTCGCCCTGGGGCATTTACCCCAGCCCAGAGCGGCCGCACTTTGTGGACGCCATAATACCGAAGGGAATTTCTGCCGGTAAGCTTGACATGCCAATCGATCAACATTTCTCGCCAACGTACTTACCAGACGTGGCTGGGATAATCCTTGATGTGGCGACTGAGCCGAACATGGGCGGTATATTCCATGCGGTCAACGGCGGGTCAACCAACTGGAAAGACTTTACCGCCTACATCTTTGAGGTGCTTAAGACCAAGGTTAAGGTCACTGGGTCTGTCCGGAATGACATGCTTCGCCCAAGGTTTGGGGCCTTGGATAACACGAAGCTACCCAGGCCTCGCCATTGGGCGTTGGCCCTGGAGGAGTACATCAAGGGCGATGTGAAGGCAGAGGAAAGACGATGAAAATACTGATTACAGGAAACCTTGGGTACCTTGGGTCGGTTCTAACAAACATGGCTAAGCTCCACGGGCATGTGGTGCATGGCTTGGACAATGGGATGCAGGCGGCGACGTTGATATCGGAGGACATGGTTTATGAGGTTGATGCTCAGTACAATGCGGTCAAGGATCTTGGGGAATCCAGGTACGATGTCATTTATCACTTGGCTGCAATTTCCAACGACCCAATGGGCGATGCATACAGTGATCTTACCCATGCAACAAACGTTATCTTGGTAGAATCACTGTGCGCTAAGTACCCAGACGCACGTCATGTCCTTGCGTCATCTGCATCGGTGTATGGGGCTATCCCATCCACCGACATTGCCGATGAGAGGTACCCGTTCAACCCGTTGACGGCATACGCTGTTAGCAAGGTCGAGGCGGAGAAGGTGGTTCGCAGCCACTGGGAATACTCCATCCTGCGGATGGGTACGCTATGGGGAGGATCTCCTAACTTCCGGCGAGATATCGTGGTCAACGCTTTCATGCACGAGGGGATACACTCTGGGATCATCCGACCCAAGGCCCAGGCTAGGCGGCCGATGCTCCATGTAGCGGATGCTGCCCGTACCATGATGCTTGCTGGGAGGTCTGGTCTCTGGACCAACAGGGTGGTCAACGTTGCTGCGGAAAACACAACGGTAAGCGACATCGCCAAGGCCGTTGCGTTTTATCTGGCTATCGACGTCGACTGGTCGGAGTCCAAAGAGCCGGACAAGCGCGATTATGCTATGGATTGCTCCAGGTACAACAGCATATCGGCCGAGCTGGCGCCGCTGCTCAAGGTCGGGGACATTGGCGCCATGGCTGGCGTGAGGTCGTCGATACTGGCGTACGGTAAGCCGTACCCGACCAGGCTTGAGCAGTTGCGGACTTGGTTTGACACGTATAAAAATCCGTGAGAGAATAGGGTCGTAGAGACCAATTTCTACGAGGGCTCCTGCGTCGGTCTCCGCAGGGGCCCTCAACTATCTGAGACTAGGTGAGAATATGCACGTGAAGGACAAGATCGTGGAGGTCCTCCGAGCTCGTAGTGCGGTCGGTCGGCCGTCGGTGCGCAAGTGGCGTGGCAGCCTCCTGGGGGGTTGCGTACGTGCGCACTGGTATTCTGCAAACGGAGTGCCGGCTTCTGAGCCATTTACCGATGACACCTTGCGAGTGTTCGCAATGGGTAATGCGGTAGGTGACTTTTTGGAGAAGGCGCTGCGCGAGGCATACGGGGATAGGATCAGGTTCGAGGTTCCGGTGGTCTCTGACGAGGACGACTTCGCCGGCAACATCGACGCGCTGGTTCAGCTCGAGAGCGGCAAGGTGGTCGTGCTTGAGTTCAAGAGCATGAAGCACCAGGGGTTCATCAGACTCCGGGAGCCAAAGCCAGAGCATGCCATACAGGTGGCATCGTACGCAAGGCTGATCGGTGCGAAGGATATCGAGGCGTGGGTCGTATACGTGGACAAGGAGAACTACGACATCCTGGAGTTTCAGGTCGACATCCCGTCCTGGGCTGACCGCGCCAAGAGAATCCTAAATGTGCTAAACTACTACGGCGACCGAAAACCGCCACGGTTGCCAGAGGCCGACACACGGAAGTGGCCGTGTGGGTGGTGCAATTGGCGGACGGAATGTCTAGGAGGTACAAATGGCTGAGGCCAAGAAGAACCTAGCTGCCAAGCTCGTGGACATCATGAAGGCAGTGGGATACATCCGCAAGTCTGGTACGAATCAGGCCCAGGGATACAAGTACGTTATGGCCACCGATGTGGCCGACGCAGTTCGTGAAGAGATGGGGAAGAACAACGTGTCGATGGTCCCATCTTCGGTCGATGTGGTTGCAGAGGGCTTGACGCCTAGCGGCAAGCAGACTCTGCTCACGCTTCGATTTACGTGGACACTTACCGATGGCGATACTGGCGAGACAATTACGTTCCAGTCTATCGGTACGGGGTCGGATAGCAGCGACAAGGCTGCGTACAAGGCGGCCACCGGTGCGCTCAAGTACGCGCTTCTCACCGCATTCTTGATTCCAACAGGCGATGACCCAGAGAATGACAGCAACGACAAAGTAATTGCAGATGCAGCTGCCAGGATCTTTGAGGCCAAGCCAGCGGCAAAGGCGCCCGCTAAGACAGCGTCTACAGACTTTGAAGGGGTGGACTTCTAATGGAGCGACTTGATCTTTGGTTCGGTAAGGAAGCGCCGGTGCGCAAGCGCATTGAGAAGCTCGGGGTCAACGCCCTGACCTTCCGCGGGCAGGCACAGACGGCAGAGTACGATTGGTGGGTAGCCAACAAGAAGAACGGCCCAGAGCCTACGGTTAGGTACCTGAACGCTTCGGTCACCGTGTTCGATGAGGCGCTCGCCGAGCACGTGGAGAAGATCTACGCGTCATACGCCAAGAAGCTGGAGTCTGACAGCCGCGATCCTCGCCCGCACATCCATGTCATTGGACGATACAGTGGCGACAAGAAGCTCTCCGATGATGGCAAGCGCTACTTCGTTGACTTCAACGTCGTCGAGGCGAGCCCACTCATCTTTGGGCCGCTGCGCAAGTGAGCATAGAGTTTAGCGGTGCCAGGGCTGTTATCGAGGCATCTCGATGCGCCCTGGACCGCGAATACTCCAAGCGCGATCACGCAGAGTGCGAATGGTGCGCCCACGTACCGGCAGATATTGTTAAAAGTGTCTGGATGTGGATGCGAAACCCAGCAAATGCTGCGGAGATCGCTAAGGAAGATCGCGGTGAGGAGCAGCTCTGGTAGCACTCGTCCTGGCCGCAGTGATTTCGTTCTGCGGCCCTGGACCGGTGGACAAGGACCGCGGGTGGGCGTCGTGGTACGACTCCCCATTAAGGTCAAGTCACTTGTACAACAATCCGTGGTACACACGTGGCAAGCACAAGGTAATGAATTACGCAGCGGTTAAATCCTTCAAATGGGGAGACGTCCCTTACAACATCCAGGTGTGTTCGGTCAAGACCGGCAGCTGTGTAATCGCCAAGGTGGTCGACCATTGTGCCGGATGCACTGGCAAGAGGCTCGTCGATTTGAGCCCGATACTTTTTACAGCCCTTGGCATTCCGCTCCATCATGGAGTGGCCAAGGTGGTTCTCAGGAGGGTAAATGGCAATCAAGGGTCCTCTTACTGCAGCCCAACGGCGCGGTAAGAACAATCGAAAGAGAGGAAACGCAATTGAGCTCTGGGCCTGTAAGGAACTTGGCATTTCTCGTACAGGAATGTTTGGAGGGAAGGCTGACGGGGGAAGACACGACGAGTGGCTGGTCATTCAGGTCAAATCTGGACCGTCGAACTTCTCCGAGAAGGTCTGGGGGCTTCTTGAGTCGCTTAAGCCGAATGCTTCGCAGCTCAAGGCGGTAGTCTTTGCCAGCGCTGACGGTCCAGGAGTCAAGCGCCGGGCGTATGTGGTAACAACCCTGGATGACTTTAAAGAATGGTTTGGAGGCAGATATGGAACAGATTCCGCAGATATTGAGTAAAGGGATATTCCTGGATGCACGTGGGTTCTTCCAGGAGGTTGCCAAAGATGGCGACGATGTCATGAACGCGTTGGGATCAATTAGGCAGATTAACATGAGCAAGAGCAAGAAGGGCACCCTGCGCGGCATCCACGCACAGACCGGAATGTCAAAAGCAATGTGGGTTCCGTATGGCTTAGCTCAGATTGTGGCCGTTAACCTTGACGTAAACTCAAATGACTTCGGCCAGGTAGTAACTCATCACATGTCAGCTGGCGACGGCAAGATCTTTTGGGCGCCTGACAACTGGGGGCGTGGGTTTCTTGCCCTTGAGGAAGGCACAATTGTGGCGTACGCCTGTTCAGACGTATACCGGCCAGGCCTTGAGTTTGGTGTGAATCCGATGACGTGCGGAGTGTCATGGGATTTCAAGAATATATCGGATGTCGAGCTTCTTGTTAGCGACAAGGATCGCGACGCCAAGCACATAGGAGATCTTAAGAAATGATCCCAAAGAAGCCGCGCAGCAAGCCGTCAATCGACCAGGCACTCATGGAGTGGCGTGTCATCTTTGCCGGCGTGCTCGATACGATCAACGACGCGGAGAAGAACGAGCCCAACGTTGTAAACGAAACAGCCGTTGAAACTGCAGCGCAAGTTGCGGCTGAAATATGGAAGGGAGTAGACCATGGCGACGACGCCTGAGGAAATTCAGCAACAGCCAAAACTGGCACAGCGGGTGATCGAAAAGATCACGTCGCCGGTAAGCGACCAGGCCGGTAAGCAGCGTATTGCGTTCACGGTGGCCGCAGCAGCTGCCACCACCGCACCGCAACCGTTTGCTGGGCTGCTAGCTGCGTTGCTGCTTATGCTGGCCTACGACCGGAAGCGATGATCTACTTCACTTGCCCAGAATGTGATAGTGAGGCCGTCTCGCCGCATCGCAAGAAGGCAAGGAAGTTCATGGTGTACGGTGGGCGCCAATATGTTGCCAGGATGTACGTGTGTAGTAATTGCAAACACAGATTCATCGTGGTATCTTTCATAGCTCGTGGAAAAGCAGCAGCTGCAATAGAAGAAAGGTTGGAAGATGAGCATTGAATTTAGCAAATACCAAAAGGAATCCTCGGCTACTTCCGGCGCGTTCCAGGACCTATATAGCGAGCAGGCCAGGCTGGCCATCGCTGGTCTTGGGCTTGCCGGCGAGTCTGGCGAGGTGGTCGACTACCTGAAGAAGGTCGTTGGCCATGGGCACAAGCTCGACAAAGACAAGCTGGTTAAGGAGCTCGGCGACGTGCTGTGGTACGTGGCTGAGATCTGCAGCGCGATCAAGGTTGACATGGGAGACGTTGCGCAACACAACATTGAAAAGCTCAAGGCAAGGTATCCAGATGGATTCAGTAGCGAGCGGAGTATAAATCGTGCGGTATGATGTTCCGCAGTCATTCAAGGATTACTTCTACAGTCTCTACGGAGATTGCTGGGAGATTCTTGTTTCTCGACAGCGCGGGTACGGGCCGACTAATATCGAAGCTCTAGGGCCGCATGGAGTATTCTCGCGCCTTGCGTCGGACAAGTGCGCCAGGGTCTGGAACTCGATGAATGGCAGCATCGATGGCGGAAAGATCAAGCTCAATGAGGATTGGTACGGACCAGAGGTCAGGGACGCCCTGATCGATATTGCAAACTACGCCATGATCATGATCTCGCTTGGCGAGGAGAAGTGGTCCAAGCTAGCGAGGGATAAAGATGGCGAGCGACCCTAAGGTGGAGCTTGAAAGATTGGTGGCCGGCAGGGTGTTCACGGCAGAACAGCTGGAGGCCATACGGTCCTCCGTCGCACGCGGTGACATCGACACTATTGCGCATGCTGCAGCTGGGGGCATTGCCCTGGCCATAGAGATAATTAGGAAGTATGAGCAAGAAACCCAAAGACGAAGCAGCTGAGTACTTCCGGCGTGATGCCGCCAAGCAGGGGATGTCCCTCAAGGACTACTGCGACAAGTACGGCATCGACTACTGGGAGCTTCTTGGCAAGAAGCGGCCCGAGGTGCCAATTCACCAGACCCAGGTGACTTGACGGTCCCTGGGTCATCTGCTAGGCTGCCCATAGAAAGGAGGCCATCTATGGATATGGCGTACACAAAGGAACAGTTTAAAGGTAGGTATTACAAGGGCAGCTGGGATGTGCCCAGGGTGCACAAGATGCTGGACTGGGCTATAGAGCGAGCTGTTTACCAGGGGCATACGTTCCTGAGGCTTGTGGTTGACGACAGGAATACTTATGCGCTAAACTGCTTATATTGCGAGTCGTGGGCTTGCATCTCTTCCTACAATGACGACTTCGGGATTTGGGGTGGAGTGGTATATCGAGAGTGCAATGGAGGCCAAGATGAGTGAGGTAAAGGATTTCTGGATTTACTGCCCATCGGTGGGCAAAAAGCATGGGCTCCTCGAGCTCATGAAGAACGAGGCCGGCGGGCTGCTGCTCTACTGCCCTAAGTGCTACAAGCCGCGAAAGAAGAAGGGTCAGTAATGCACGTAGCACCGCATGACCAGATAGCTGAGCAGGCGCTTGTCGGCAGCGTCCTTATTGACCCGTCAATCTTCAGCCAGGTGTCTGAGCTGATCAAGCGCGATGACATTTACAATGCAGGGCTCCAGGAGGTATGGGCTGCGTTCGAGCGCCTAGACTCAAAGGGCGAGCCAATCGACCAAGTCACCGTGTACGAGGAGGCCAAGGCATACCCTGGCATTGCCAATATCATCACCGAGACCATGACGTCTACTCCGTACGCCGGTAATCCGCAGGCGTATGCGAAGATCGTTGCGGACCAGGCGGTCTACCGCAGGCTGATTGAAGCAGCCCGCAAGATCGCCGAGCTGGGGTACAGCTCGCCCGATTCGACTGAGCAGGCCCTCGACAGGGCCGAGTCGATCCTCTTCTCTGCTAGCAGAAGCCAGCGTAGCGGTAGGTTCTGGACCGCCCCTGAGATGGTCGGTCGAGCATACGACCGCATCGCTCGCATCGCAGCGGGGGAGAGCAGGGCGGGCGTGCCGACCGGCATTGCCAGCATTGACCGCGTTACTGGTGGCTGGCAGAAGTCTGACCTGATCATCATTGCTGCTCGCCCGAGCGTCGGGAAGACTGCTCTCGCCACGACGATGGCGATGAACGCAGCAGCTGCCGGCAAGAAGATTGCGATCTTCTCCATCGAGATGAGCTCGGAGCAGATCGGTGCACGCATGCTATCTGCGGCCAGCGGTGTTCCGCTTCACAAGATTCGCCAGGGTGTCCAGAATGGAATGGACCTTGCCCGCATTGCGGCTGGCGTGTACGAGGTTGAGCAGGCTGAGATTAACGTCGATGACTCGCCGGCAGCTACGCCAGGCGAGCTTCGCTCGAAGTGCCGCAGGCTGTTGTCAGACCGCGGCGTCGATCTGATTATTGTCGACTACTTGCAGTTGATGAGCCCAGATCGTGTATCCAGGGACGGCAATCGGGTGAATGACGTGAGCGACATCAGTCGAGGTCTCAAGATGCTTGCCCGCGAGCTGAACGTTCCAGTGATTGCACTCTCGCAGCTTTCGCGATCATCAGAGTATCGAGAGTCAGGCGAGCCTCGCCTATCTGACCTACGTGACAGCGGTGCCATCGAGCAAGATGCCGACGTCGTGTTGATGTTGTGGAAGAAAGGCGACGTTGCGTTTGACGACATCGACGAGACCGTATATGCTAAGATTGCTAAGCACAGGAATGGGCCGACCGGCTTGGCTGAGCTACAGTTCCATCGACCCACTGCAAAGTTTAGTGAGGTGAAGTAATGGGAATGAAGATTGAGATCGACAACTGCGAACATGGGCTATGCAGCTGCATGGCGGAAAGAATCCAGGCAAAGATCATGCCAGAGGCACACGCAATTGGTTTTGCCGAAGGCTGCCTCAGCATCCTTGAAGAGCTACATCTAATCGCTGATGGCGTTGCCACCCTTGCCAAAGCCGGCAAAGACCACAAGCCAATGGTTACAACGTTGGTCAGAAGGCTCGGTGAGTCGGCCAGAGCTGAATACGAGTCAGTTATTGGATCCGAGAAATCGGATTCTAGCCACGTAAATTAGCAAGTGGCTGTCCTACCCCAGGGGCCTGTTTTTCGGGCTTCCTGGGGCTCTGGGGGCCGGAATACGGAGGTTTTATGAGTAAGGTGCAGACGCCAGAATGGGCCGATGGGGCCATTCTATACGACGGATTTGATGATTGCCTGGTCGGGTTTGGGACGCAGTTCAACCGGCCAGTGGCGGTATACGATTACAACAAGTGCCTCGCCAAATTGGATTTGCAGTTCCGCGCAGAGTGCGAGAAGGCGAGTGCATGCGACTGCGATCACGATTTGGAGGCGCAGGAGTGGATGGACTTCAACGTCACCGGCGGATGGGTTGGCGACCATACGCCAATATTTTTAATGACGGGCCCGTAGCTCAATGGTTAGAGCACCCGGCTTATATCCGGGCGGTTCCTGGTTCGAGTCCAGGCGGGCCCACCATCCTCGCCAATCCTCGCCCGCGTGATAGTAAGCGGGCAAACCTAAACCTGGGGCAAAAAAATAGCCGACGCCGCGTGAGCGGCGCCGGCTATCTGTTATCGCTTTGTGAGTTGTGCACCGAATACTGCTAGGAAGAATACTACTGCAACGATAATTCGGAAGGTTATATCTCGATCTCTCCGATATTTCATTTGCGGATCTTCTTCCTGGTTATACCAGTATTCGTTCCAGTCACTCGGCATTGACTCCTGTGTTAATCATCTGATTTCCTTTCTGTGATTGCTGCATGCTTTTGCTGGCTGAAGTGGTCAACCCAATAGTTGACCTGCGGATAGACATTGTCTTTGAGGAACTCGTCCATTCCGCCCCAGCCTGATAGTACGAAGCCCCAGCACGACTCGAGTGGCTCCTCGCATTTTTTCTTGCATGTTACGCAGTCCCATGATCTGCCGATTGTGTAGCCAACGACATTGCCGTTGATTACATGGTCGAATGTTTCTACTGCGTTCTTGAGTATGGACTCAAGATTTTCTTTGTCTGTTTCTCCTAGTGCTTGCGACTCGGTAAGCGCAGCGAAGCCGCACTGGCCGCTGTCCCATGGATCGTTGAACGATCCTGTGCTGAGACGCACGCCGCTGTGCGCCAGCATGTACAGCGGTAGTGAGATTACATATTTACCTGAGTCGAGTTCTGCCTGGAACTCGTCCATTGAGTCGCATGTGACATCTGGTTCGATGTATCGACCAGTGCCACGGCTGCCGATTATAGTGAAATTCTTGTGATCCTTTGGATCTACATCCAGATCTTGGTACACTGCCCACTCGATACCGTGCACATCGTTGCGTCCGGACTCGAGCGGTTTATCCGAGAATGGCATTGTATTCCTCCTTGCTGTTTTCTAGCCAATCATCGACTATGTGTTCTGCGATGGAATACCAGTTGATCTGGCTCCACGATGCGTGTACGAAGTCTGCGATTGGGCCGCTATTGAATTCGGATGAGTCGAACTCATCTAGATACATATTGTATGCATGGTCTTTTAGCCATTCTGCTGTTTTGCATGTAATATCATCTTTGTCTACTGTTATTGGCTTGTCTTCTGTATCTGTGTAGTCATCGCTGACTATAACTTGAATGGCATCTTCTGCTACTTCATAGAAACTTGGATCATTGGTAAGCCAGACATTTATGTTCCATGTTTCGTAGTTTGTCCAGCCATTGTATTCGCTACACATTAGTCCTCCTCGTATAGATGTTTGTATTTTGGCCAGCATTCTGAGCAGTACGAATGGTATGGGTTAGGCTCGACGCCGCCTTCCCAGTCGCCTGATCTTTTGTTGCAGACTTCACAATCGAAGGCATCAAAGTTTATAACTGTGATACCTATTGCTGCTGCGTCTTTTACGAATTCGTCCATGTTAAACATGTTACCTCCTGGGGGAGGAGCCGAAGCCCCTCCCCCTGTGATAGTTACTTGACTCCCAACTTCTTGAGTTGCGGCTTAGGCTTGGCAACTCGTGTGAGATTGACTGCGAATGTGACTACCGGCTTCTCATAGAGATCGTCGAAGTCAACATTGTTTGATCCGCAATCGTTTGCATCCCAACCGCTTGTGCTGTAGCCTGCATCTTCTGCGAGCCTTTGTCGTGCACCCCATCCGGTATATTTCTTGAGATCCTTGATTGCTTCGTGCAGATCACCGATGAACCGAACTGTCGCCATCTGGTGTTCTGTGTTGTTGTATCGCTTGGACATTTGGCGTCCGATTTCTACTACTGCTGACTCGAACGCATTGCTTAGGATATCTAGGTCAACCTCACCACTGATGTCGACACTGATGTTTTTGATGTCCGCCATCTTCGGCGGTACGCACTTGTTCTTGTTCTTGATTGTCTTACCCATTGTTCTCCTCCTTCTGGCGCTGCACAATGTACGCGCCTGTGCCGAAGTCGTACGAGATGTCGTACGACTCATCAAACTTCTCGAATGATTCACCTGATTCGGTTAGTTGGAAGACTCTGTTTAGGATGGCAGTCAAGTACGACCACCGCTTGTCTTCTTCCACTCCGTCACCGTCGACGATCCTGTCGATCTCTTTGCCTGCGAATGCTGCTGCTTTGAGCAAGTTCTTTTGAACTAGCCGTAGATCTCGCAGTACTTCTGGATTGAAGCCAGTGAGATCGTCGAGATTATCAACGATCTTGTCGAGTTCATAGTAGAGTTCATTGGCTTCGTTCTCTGCATCTTTTGCGTACGATGTTGCGTTTTCTGCAGAGTTGCTTGCTGAGTATGAGTTACTCCTCGCTGTCTCGAGAAGTTCCCTTAACTTCTGAATATCCATTGGTCTCTCCTATTCTGTCCAGGTTGAAGTCCTGAACGCTACTAATTGCTCTTGCTTGCTCGGCTTCGCATTGGTCGCATAGACCGTAGCCGAATCCTTCTGAATAGAAACCTGTTTCAACTGGATCGAACCGGATCTCACAATCCGCGCACTGAACCAGTTTCTTTCTGGCCATCCTCATCACCCCCTTTCTCTAGTAATTCTAGCATTTGCCATGATACTACGCATTCTGGATCGTTGCATTCGTATGCGTAGCAGTTGAGTGTTGATGGTTTGCCTGGCCATTTGAAGACTGCCATAAATGGATCTTGCCAGACACGCATTGTGTAATCCTCTGCGTCTAGAATAAACTTGAGATCTTCTACTGCGTTGCGTTCTGTTGTGAATGCACCGCTGTGGTCTGGCATGCAGCCTGGTAGGCTGATCTCGCTATGATAGTGGTTCACTGCAGGCCTCCACTGTTTCCCATCCGAGTTCTTCGTATTCCCAGTCGTATTCATGTCCATGTTCATCAATCTCCTTTGCTGCTAGACTATTGCTTAGCGCATACACGATTGTGCTGCGGTACACATCTTGGTGCTGCACCACCCGGATGCGTTTTTCATATGTCGGATGGCAGGCTTCGCATGGGCCCGGGCATCCGTGTTTTTCTGTCTGTTCTTCAAACTTTGCCAGATTGAACGACTTCGGCTGATGATACATATTGCAACTCCTTTCTTACTGATTTGATGATATCGTCTACGAGTGCTAGGCAGCCTTCTCGGTCGTTCTGGGTCATTACCCACATTGACATGTTGATCTCCCAGCACATGAGGCAGTAGCTGCCTTGCACTGCTCCCCACATGCCATGCCAGTGAACCATTCTTGCCGTTTTGAAATCTTGCTGGCAACGCCGGCACTTGCTTCGTACTTCTACCATAGGATCGGCTGGCCGTTTGCCGCTGCGTGTTTCTTGCACATGTGCAGTCCTTTCTTTGTGTTGAACTCATGCGTGTATACTACAACATATCCTAGTGCGCCGCATGATTTGTATACGCACTTGAATGCTTTGTTCTTGTACCTCATGTTACCTCCTTGCCATGTGATAGTACCATAGGGCGGAACTCCTTTCAATTACCGCGATTAGCGGTAATTGTACATTTGTGCGGTTGCGAAGCAACCGTTCCTTTGGGGGGTGAAAATAAATCCGCCCAGCCGCGTGAGCGGCTGGGCGGTAGTTGCTAGACCTGCTGGTCTAGATCCTGCGGTAGTGTTCGCGGAGACGGATGTTGATCTCATCTCCGATCCACAACGAAGTGCCGAGGATACCTAGTCCTGCTGGCACTCCGAATGCAGCGCCGAGTAGGGAGCCGAAGGCTCCGTAGCCGGCTGCTGCGCCGAACACTAGCGATGCAACCAATAGAATCTTCTCTCCTGCGTTCATGCTGGAACCTCCTCATTCATGCTGTCTACAACGATGTTGGTATAGTACACTGGCTTACCACCTGCGACATCCTTCTTCTTGATGTCAATGTGTCCAGTGAAGTCTACCATCTGACCTGCCTTGGCAGCAAGTGCCTCGGCTACCGTACCGCTTGCGATGCAGCGGATGTAGCGCACCTTGGTATCTTCACCTTCGCCGCTGGTGGCAGCAACTGTGAAGGTTAGGCGTGCTGTACCGTACTGCGAGAGTTCCTTGCTTGTGAACTGGTACGATGGTGTCGCACCGTCCGCTCGGAACTGCTGGAACTTACCTGAGAGCCTAACCGTGTTAGCCATTTCTGCTAACTCCTTTTGCTATGTCCAGGTTGCCACGCGGAAGTCCCTTGTGGGGGCTGGACAACGAGGGTATCCATCGGTTGTCAAGGGCGCCGCCCGCAGGGCGGAGCCGCATTTGTCCGAGGAGCTGTGAAGCGACGAGGTGATAGTAGAGTGCTCCGGCTTGACCGGCGGGAGCGTGAGCGACTAGCGGGGCTGCGCATCGCTTATAAATAAATAAGCGCAGCCCCGCGTCACCCTTTACTCCGATGGTACCCTTGGAAGACCAGCCCCCAGACCGTATTTCGCCAAGACGACCGAGCCTGCGCGTGAGCGCAGAAAAACGCGCAAGCGTTTTCTGCTCGGTTGGATTGGCGTGTGCAAGTTGGCTTATCTTGCGCTGTGCTTGTTGCTGAGCGTGAACTGTGCGTGAGTGTGGGGGTAATACACCATCTACCAACCATACCCCCCTGCACTTCACACATGACAATGCCCCTGTGCAGCCAATAGGCTTCTGTTCTGGCAGCGCACAATTTCCACTGAGGGGGCTCCTGGGCGGTGTTTTGATAAGATTTCCGCCCGCGTGGGTACACCCCAGCTCCGCCCTTGGACACCCCCAGTGAAAATGAGCCCCCTCCCTTCCTAAAGGCCATGCATATATTTTTTAAAGAAACCTTAATCTGTACAATTTTCTGCAAAAAGTGCCAAAAACCTGTCTTATATATAGAGGACTATTACAGGTATACCGGAATCTTAAACAAAGAAGGTATATAAACCTTTAGGGGGCAGTCTGCCCTGGGAGATGTAACAATGCCAGTACGCAAGGGAGTGGACCCGAAGCCGGATGGACAGACCTGGAGCCAGGGCCGCAAGGCCGCTGAGGGCGCCAGGGGGTATGCTCCTGCCCCGCGTGGTGGCACAAAGCCCGTACAGCTCGGCACTACCCGTGGCGCAAATGCCTATACGCGGGTATGGCGGCCTGGATTCGGCTGGAAGCCAGCGTTCGTACAGGCCGGAAACACCATCAAGGGCGCTAGGGCAGTTGATGTTGCCGGTGGCAATGTGCTGAAAGAAGCCCTTCGCGCCACGAACAAGACTTCCATGGGGCCACTCAGCTTTGGCGGCGGTGGCGGCGGAGATCTAAGAAGCCAGAAGAAGAAGTAATGGCCCCGCGCACACGGTTGCAGCGGGCCCAGGCGTACGTCGACGAGGCCAAAGAGGTACTGAACCTCTCCCAGTGGGAGATAAAGGTCCAGGACTACCCGTCGGCGGAAGACGCGTATGCGGATATCGAGCCGCATGACTACCTCTGGCACGCCAAGCTCCGCCTTTCAGAGGACTTCTGGAAGGAAAAGCCGGAGGATCAGGCCAAGATCGTGGCCCACGAGCTGCTCCACCTGCACTATGCCGGTGTCGAGCGTATTATCAACCACCTGGAGCCAATACTCGGCGGCCAGGCCCACGAACTTCTCTCTAAGTTCTGGGATATCGAGGTAGAGAGAGCTGCGGACGCGCTGTCCGGCCCCGTCGGAGGGCTACTGCCGACACCAGATTTCGGGGGCAAGTGATGCCGCTTAAGAAGGGCTCCTCACAGAAGGTCGTATCGGCCAATATCCGCAAGGAGCTGAAGGCAGGAAAGCCGCGCAAGCAAGCAATCGCCATTGCCCTGCGGGCAGCAGGTAAGTCCAAGAAGAAGGGGAAGTAACAAATGCCGATGATCGAAGGGAAGAAGTTCCCATACACCAAGGCCGGAAAGAAGGCCGCCAAGGCTTATGCGGCTAAGCATGAGAAGGGCGAGTCCAAGAAGGAAATGATCATGGAGTACGGCAAGGTCAAGAAGAAGAAGGCAAAGGGGAAGAAGTAATGGCACCGCGAAAGAAGGTCAGCTCATACGACCTGGATTCGTATCTTGGCCGTTCCCAGTACGTAAACAGCTCAATCGACAAGAAAACTGCAAGGCAGCGCCAGAAGTCCTTCAAGGACACCGTTGGTCCAGCGGCTGGAGCCGGAATGATCGGACTTGCCGCAGCTGGAGCGCTTGCAGGGGCCCCAATCGGGCTTGCAGTTGCCCCCATGGCCGGACTTGCATACATCGCAAGCAAGGGCAAGGCAAGGGCAGAGCGCAAGCAAAAGGCAGCGGACTATTCAGCTGCTGCAGTGAAGCGAAGCCGACCACGTCCGGTGCTCCCAGCAAAGGCTGCAGCTGCCGCTGCAACTAAGAGGACTCGATCGGTACCAACCTCTACTCGGGCAAAGTAATTGGGATACACAAAGCCCGGCCTGCGCGAGTCCATCAAGGACCGCATCATGGCCAGTGGCAAGGGCGGTAAGCCCGGCCAGTGGTCAGCCCGCAAGGCACAGCTCCTAGCTCAGGCCTACGAGAAGGCTGGCGGTGGTTACTCAGGCGAGAAGACCAAGGCCCAAAAGTCACTCTCCAAGTGGACGGGTGAGAAGTGGGGAACCAAGTCCGGCAAGCCGAGCACGCAGGGCGAGAAGGCAACCGGAGAACGCTACCTCCCCAAGAAGGCCCGCGAGGCCCTCTCCAAGAAGGAGTACGCGGCAACTTCAGCGAAGAAGCGCGAAGATACGAAGAAGGGCAAGCAATTCTCGAAGCAGCCCAGCAAGATTGCCAAGAAGACTTCGAGATACAGGTAAGTCGGAGTAACAAAAATTTCGCCCGCTTCGCGGGCTTGGGGGAGTAAGAGATGGCACCAAGGGGATTCAAGCTCGGCGGTAGGGGCCGACGACAGATCAAGGGATCAATCGGCGGCGGCGGAGGGGTTCGCGTCCGCTCTAAGGGACGCACCACGTCCGCGCCTCCTAGCGGTGGCAATGGCGGTGGCGGTGGCGGTGGAACGCCAACCACGACGACGCCTACGGTTCCGGACTTTACAAAGAATCCGATAGCGCCGTGGGGCAACAACACCAAGATTGGTCAGCTGTTCAACCAAGGCCTTGTAAAGCTGCCCAGCCTGAAGCCAGTAACGAATGCTATGGATCCACGTCTACAGGGCGTTGCCGGCGACAGTTTGCGCGAGCGCATGCAAACATACAACCGAATTGCGGCCGCGAAACGACCTGCAACTTCCCCAATGGATCCACGGATAAAGGCAACTGGTGTTGCTGGCGACAGTGGTAGGGAGCGAGTTTCGACTTATAACCGAATTGCATCAGGGCGATCACCGCTTCAGCGGCCAGCTCAGCTTGCCCGAATGAGCGGAACACAGCGTGGGTCTGCTGTTGCACGAGCCGGCTCCGCCTCGCTACGGGCCGGTGCGGCTGCGGCCAGAACGGCTCGACCTGCCGCCTCAGGCGAAGGTTCGGCCCCAAGGTCTGCAGCACCAGCTGCTGCAAGGCCAGCCGCAAAGGCCCAGCCGAAGGCTCCATCAAAGCCAGCACCAGCCACAGCGCCAGCAAAGAAGCGCACGGCATCAACTTCGCGAAGGGCACTCTAGGCTGGATCCACGACCAGCCCCTCCTGGGGGCGGGCTCGCTGCTGGGCCCGCCCCCACCTACTTGAGGTATTGAATGAATAAACCGCGGGACTACCGTAAGGAGTACGACACGTACCATGGTAAGCCCGAGCAGGTTGAGAACCGCTCGTCGCGCAATAAAGCACGACGCAAGGTCAAGGCCGCTGTCGGAGAAAGCAAGATCCGCGGTAAAGATATCGACCACAAGAACGGAAATCCAAAGGACAACCGCAAGTCTAACCTTCGGGTTATGAACAAGTCCAAGAATCGGAGCAAGAAGTAGATGGCAACATTTAAGTTCGGCAGATATATCGACATCCACTGGAACGGTTACGACATCGTCGGGCCAGCCGATACCGTCTTCTCCATTCCAGACCAGCTTTACGAGGAGTTCGATGCCGACATCTCTCCAGTAGAGCCGACGCTCCAGTGGATTGACACGAATGAGTTCCAGACGCTACAGAACTCAGTGCCAACATACACAATTGCAGCAACGGCTCCAATTGCCATTGGCTCATCGACTGCAACGAGCGGTGCGGTAACCAAGACGTGGTCGCTTAACGCAAGTTATGCAACCTCTACCCATCTTCATTCTGATATTTATCAACCAGTTGGAACCTATGTTTCATCGCTAACGGCAACGTCTCCATTATCTGGTTCGATTTCAAGTGCTGGTTTGCTTAGTGTATCAATAAACACTACTGGATTCCAATCGTCTGGAACCTACGTCAATTCCGTCATTGGATCCTCCCCTGCATCTGTTGCAACTTCGAGTGGTACGGCAACGGTATCGATCTCTTCTGGGACAAATCCAAATGGATACCTACTCACCGCAGACGGCTCTGGTGGCGTTATCTTCACTCCTGCGTCGACCTCTGGGCTTACGTCTGTGGTCGGCGTCTCGCCAATCTCCGCCATCGTCAGCGGTGGTACGGTATCCGTCAGCCTAGCAGCGAACTACCAGACCGCTGGCACCTATGTCACAAGCGTTGTCGGTACGTCGCCAGTGTCAGCAAGCGGTACAACTGCCATTACCGTAAGCATCAATCAGGCTGCGCTTAGTGTTGCCGACGCATCAACTGCGTCTACAGTTCGCACATATGTTAAAAATTCATCTGGAAGCACAA